GATCGGGGGCAGGGCGCGCATCGTCGGCGGGATCGCCGTGACCAGCGCCTCCGCGAACGATCGACGCAGCCCCGCCAACGCCACCTGAGCGGACGGGGTGTCGAACAGCAGGGCGAGCAGCGCGTCCACGTTGCCGCGCTCGAGGGCGGACACGGCGGCCGCGAAATCCAGCGACCCACGCAGCTGCTCGACGGCGCGGCGCCACGCTACCTGCAGCCCGGGCTCGAGGCCGTCCGCGATGCGGATCAGCCGATCGTAGGCGCGCTGCTCGGCGGGTGTCACAGGCCGTCCGTGATCGACCGCGGTCGCTCGATCGCGGCGTTGGCGGCGGCGCCCGCGTTACGCGTCGCCCGCGCTCCTGTCCAGGATGGCGCGCACGAGGGCCCCGGCCAGCGTCGCGGCGTGGGGCGGCGGGACGTCCTGACGGACCAGCGCATGATAGAAGTCGCCGGCGACGACGGCGATCTGCGCCGCGACGCCGCTGAGTTGCTCGAGCGCGTGCAGGCGGCGGACGTCGTCCGGGGTGAGCGGGGGGCGCGGCACGGGTGCATGTTACACCGCGCCGCGCCCGTTGTCGACCTGGCCCGATCCGGCTTCGGCCTGCCGGTCGGCGTCCGCCTGCCGCGTCGCTTCGGCTTCCGCCAGCGCCCGGAGCGCCAACGCGGTCAGGTCGAGGTCGTCGGGCAAGTCGCCCGACTTGAGCGCCGCCAGCAGCGCGTCAAGCGGGAGCCCGCCTTCCTTCCACGCCTCGAGCAGGATCTGCAGATACTGCGGGTCGCGCAGGACGCCGCGGAACGTGGTCGTCATGTCCAGATACTGATCGACCGGCGCGTTGCCGAGGATCTCGTCGAACAGCGCAAAGAGCCGGTTCATGCTGTCGCGCACCGACTGCGCCACCGCGGAGAGACTCGCGTCCTGCGCTTGCTGGTCGATCTGCTTGGCCGTCGCCGTCTGGACGGCGCCCGACTCGCCGGCGAGGAACGACAAGGAGAGCGTGGCGGCGCGCTGCTCGATCGTGCGCAGTTCCGTCTCCGTCGGCCCCATCGCCTCTGCGGGCGGCGCGACCCACTTGAAGTCCCCGTCTTTCTGCAAGTCCATCACCTGGGTCGCGCCCACCGCGGTCTCGTTGGACCCGCCGGCACGCGCGGTGTAGCCGATGCGCACCGGGAGGGGGTAGCACGACATCTTCAGCGACCACCGGCGATCGCTCAGGATGTTGAAGTGCGACACCGTCAGGTCGCACAGGCCGAGCATCGGCGGCGGCGCAACGCCCCACGTGCTGCCGGGCTGCGCGCTGAACTCGACCAGCGGCAGGTCGCGCGTCTCAATCGTCTCGGTCGCGTGCAGCCCATAGCCGCCGCTCTCCGTCTCGCGCCAGAGTTCAGCCACGTGCTGCCCCGGCGTCACGTACTTCACGACGCGGAACTGCACGCGCGTCTGTTCGCCGAACGCGCCGACCCATTCGCTGTAGGTCTCCTCGAGCACTGCTTGGACCAACCGCATCTGCCCGCCGACGCGCTGGAATCGCAGCGACCGGACTTGATCGGCGCCGTACACCACCGCGTAGGGGCGGAGTTGCTGCGCGGCCTCGTCTGCCCGCGTGACCGGCGTGCCCGCCCGGACGGGCGACGCGGCGAACACCACGCACCATCCCTGCTGCAGCACGTGCTCCTGCACCACCCCGCGCAGCCACGGCGCAACGCCGGTCTGCTGCCCGTCGATGTTTTGGGCGATCGCCGCGAGGCGCGGATCGGTGATGTCGGCCCGCAGCGTCGGGGGCTGGCGCAACATCAGCCCGGCGCCGGTTTTTACCCCCACGCTGAACAGGTTCACGAGCTCGGTCATCCGCAGGCGCGTGCGGTAGTCGTCCTGGGACTCTCGCGGCATTTTCGGCGCGAGATCGGGCGCGCTCCGCATTGCGTCCGTCCCCTCGAACACCACGCGGCACCGCTGCCGCTGCGGCGCCCACTTCGCGAGCGTCGGGCTCCGCCACGTGGGCTGGCTGCTGTCACTGGAGGACGTCAGCGCCTGGCGGGCCAGCGGAGCGAGCGTGTGGTGCGGGCTGGGCATCGTCAGAAGGGGCGGAATGCGGAGAAGGTGGCCACGCGCGGCACCGCAAGCACGCGGTACCGCGTCATATCGGCGGCGTGGTCCTCAGCGTCGGTGTCGATATCGTCCGGCTTGCGGTCGTCGCGCGGCAGGAGCGGGACGGTGCGAATCCAGTGTCGGCAGGTCGAAAAGACCCAGAGTCCGGCCGCTTCGGGGCACGGCTTGGCAGACTCCCCGAGAAGTTCGCGCATCCGCTCCCAGCCGTTTGCCCGCGAACCGGGGCGTTTGTCGGCTCGCTGCCAGTGGACGCCGCACGCGGCCATCGTGTCACCGATCGAGCCGTCGTCGGTGACGTCGAAGATGGAATTGTCGGCGGGGCCGGGATGCACCCGCAGTGGCGCCATCTGCGCTTCGCGTGCAATGATCCCAGCGGCGATGTCGCTCGAGCGCATCCGCAGCCCTTCGTTTGCTTTGCCGGCGCAGCCGTACCACTCGGCGATGTGCAGCAGCGAGCCCCGGGGGAACGTGCGCGTCACGCCCTTGGCGACTTCGACTTCGGTGCCGTCCGACTCGGCCCACCACCCGACGCTGAACGGCCTCGAGGAGCCCCAGTCGAACGCGCGGTCGACGTACCAGAACGCCGGGATCGGGAAGGGGCGCAGCACATGGTGCCGCTCATCCCACACGTCGTCGAAGAACCCGCCGGCCACGACGTCCCAGTCACCGTTGAGCCACGCCTTGCGACGATTCGTGTTGCTGTCGCCCGCGAGACGCGCCGGGTAGTCCGGGTCATCGCGCAGTAGCGCGTGATTCTCCGACCAGTGGCCATGCATCCGCACGCGCCAGTTGCCCGCCGCGTCCTGCACCGGCTTGCCGGCGGGCGCGGGATCGATGAACCACGCCTTCACCCAGTGATGCCCGACGCCGTACGGGTTCGCGGTTGCCCGGTATTTTCTCGGCATCCCGGGCGCCCCAGTCGATCGGCTGCACGCCTTCATCGCCTCGTAGCAGTCGTCCGACGCCCAGTTGGTGAGCTCTTCGAACCCGATCCACGGATACTCATGTCCGTGGTAGTTCCAGTAGTCGTCGGCCCGCTCCATCGGGCGGAGTAGCAGCTCCTCGCCATCGGCGAATCGCCACGTGTACGTCGACTCGTTGAACGTGGCGGTGGGGAAGACCACGCGAAAAAGCGTTTTACTCTTGGCGACGACGTCGGCCAGTTGCGGGTAGCTTTTCCGGAACAGCACGCCGCGCCATTTGGCGCCGAACCCCTGCTCGACGTGTTGTGCGAAATCAGCGAGCAGCGCGACGGTCTTCCCCGGTCCGCGCGTGCCTTCGTAGAGGCACTCCCAGATCGGGCAGCCGAGGAAGATCGTCTGCGAGCCGGGGTGCGGCGCCCAGCCGATCGCGAGCGAGGCCATCAGCGCGAGCCTAGCGGGCCACACCGTGGTGCGCGCCGATCGCGCGCTTCTGCTCGAGCAGCGCGGCCTGCTGTGCCTCGGCGGCGACGGCCCACTGATCCGCCGTGATCGCGCCAGGGACGACGAGCACGCCGCGCGTGTTCACCGCGCCCGCGTGCGTCACGTCCTGTTTGTCGCGCTGTTCGAGCATCTGTTTGCCCAGCCAGATCAGCATCGCCGGGTTGCCCGCGAGCGCGGCTTTGATTTGCGCCTGCCGCAGCCGGGTGCGCAGTGAGGCGCGTGCTTTCGTCAGCTCGTCCTGACACCGCTTCCGAACGAGCGCCTCGGAGACGCCCAGAAAGTCGGCGATTTCGCAGTTGGTCGCCCCGACCGACGCCATTCCTTCGACCACTTTGCGGTCGATCGGCGTCTGGCGCGCGGGCCGGGCGACTGGGGCCTTTTTCTTCGTTGTCACGCTGCCTCCGCAATGGGCTGCCGCCACCCAAACTCCCGCAACGAGGCGGCGATCTTGGCGATCGCGGTTTCGTTTTTGCCGGGATTTCGCACATACGGCACGACGGCCGCGATCGGGACCATGCGGGTCTCGAACCGGGCGGGGGACGCCTCGGGGGCGGATGATGTGCGCGGGCGTGTACTCATCGGTCGGATAATCACGACGCGCGCGGCGTCGCGCTACGGGGCGCGGGGGTGTCTGGGGGGACCGCGTCCCCACGCGGCGGGCGCCGGCAATACCGCGCGGGCACGTTGGGCGGCTGGCGTTCGACCACTTTCCGGAGGTAGCCGCGGCGCACCAGCAGCACGATGGCCCGCCGGACGGTGTGCCGATCGAGGCGCAAGTAGTTGGCCACGTGCTGCACCTTGACCGGGCGCGGCTTGTCGGCGTCGAGCGTCGGCCACAGGACGAGCAGCACCAGGATGGCGTGGTGCCGCCGCAGGCCTGTGTCGCGCAGCGCGAGCGTGGTCGTGGCGTCGTAGGGGTGCGTCACCACACAGACAGCATGGGGGAGCGGGAGAATGTTCGCGGCCGGCACCGTGGGCACACGCCCCCCCCTAGTTTCGCACCACGCGCCCCTGAACGCAAACGGGGGGGGACCACCCCCCCCCCTTGACGCCGTAGCTACACCGCGCTACATTCCCGGTGTGCAGCGGGTGGGCCGCTGCCGCACACACCCACGGGAGACACCGACCATGACTACGCTGTTCACGACCGACAACACCGCCGGATTCAGCCCCGCCTCCCTCGCCGACCTGAACACCGCCGCCGCCGTCCTCCTTCCGCTCGGGACCGACGATGATTGGTCGGGCTCGGTGGTCGACGCGCTCACCAACGCCTGGTACGACGGCGTGTCGGTGGCCCGCCTTGTGCGCGACGCCGCCGAGCGGCTCCGGTTCGAGGTGTGCGACAGCCCCGACGGCTGGTCCCTCCACGCGGCAGGCGCCACCGACGAGGCGATCGCAAACGGGGACGCGCCGGTGCTCGCAAGCGGTGCGTGGGATGCGTGACGCCACCCGTCCCCCCCGGACCCGCACGCTGGACGTGCGGGTCCGGCTCTCCGCGGACGAAAAGCGCGCCGTGCAGGCGATCGCCCGCGCCGCCCGGCTGACCGTCTCCGACCTGATCCGCGAGCGGCTGGGGCTGGTCCCGTTGGTGGCGACGGCGCCCGACGCGCCAGGATCGCGTCTGACGCCCTCACATCCCTGACCCGCCCCTCGGGCTGGATTCGGGGCGTTCGTGGCTCCTCGCCCCCGTGCAGCGCGCGCGCGCCCGTCTCACCGTGCCTCCCGTCGCGGGCCGCGCCGCCAACAGAGCTGCACCAGGTCGCGGCAGTACTCGCGCGCGGCCGATTCAAGGCTGCTCGATCGCCGGGCGAGCAGGTGGAACAGCCGGGCCAGTTGATGCACGTCGTCAATCACGGTCGCCAGCGCACCGGCGTCCAGCTCGCTCAGCAGCCAGGCGTGCTGATCGGCGGTGAGCCGGCCGCCCGGCTTTTTCAATTCGATCCAGATTCGCTGCCCTGGTCGGTGATACCGCCGATCCGGGAGGCCACGCACAATCGTGGTGGCGCGGCGCTGCTCGAGACGGTCGACGGTCCACCCGAGGCGCGTGGCCAAGTCGTCGCACTGCTGGCCGACCGCTTTTTCGGAAACAGAAACGTTCGCGTTCATCGGTGGCCCCTGAGACGACAGTACGGCGACAGTGAAAACCCCGCCCGCATGGGGGATATGGAGGATATGGGCGATTTCACCGTAATTCCGAAACTTCCCCTTGTGCGCGCGTGCGCGCGCACGTCACACTTCCGTGCAAATATCGCCCATATCGCCCATATCGCCCATTCCCCCCTATGAAAACTAGTTCAGTGACACGAAAAGCATATCGCCCATATCGCCCATATCCCCCATGCGTGTTACCCATCAACACAATAGCCGTCGCGTGTTGACGGATCGTCGTCCGGGAATCGCAACCGCAAGCCCATTCGGAAGTTAGACTTCATCCCCTTGCGCAGATCAAACCCGCGCTCGCTCATTCGTCGCCCGAACATCTGCGCGGAGATGCTGTACTCGCCGTTCTCGCGCGCCCACTGTTCGTAGGCCCGGTACAGCTCGCCGGCCACCACTTCGAACGCCCCGACCTCGCAGCGGTCCGCGATGAATGCTCCGATTGTGTCGCTTTCCTCGCGGTAGGCTTGGGTCGCTGCGAGCACCCGATCAGGCGCGCTGAGCCCCTGTTCCAGCCAGCGGGCGCAGCCCGCAACGGCCCAGGCGAGGATGCCGGGCAGTTCGGCGCGCAGTTTGTGCGGCAGGCTATCGTCGCGCTGCTCGGGCGCGATGGTGACCTCGAACGGGATGAGGCGTACGCGGCGCCAGATCGCGTAGTCGGTGCCGCGGATGACGGGCTTGTGGTTGGCCGCCAGCCACAGCTTGAACTGCGGCTTGAACTCGAAGTCTTCGCTGTAGAGAAAGCGCGCGGTCATGACATCGCCGCCCGTCAGCGACTTGATCAGCCCTTCGTTCAGCCGCTTGTTTTCCCCGACCTCCGAGCTGCGGACCAGGCGGGCGCCGGCGAGCCGGGCGACGTCGTTCCGCGGCCCGGCATCCGTGCGCCGCTCGAGAAACGTCGTGAAATCGGCCTGCTGGCCGTACTCGCCGGCGAGGAGTCCAAACACGTCGAGCAGCGTCGATTTGCCGTTCGCGCCGGTGCCGTGGCAGAGGTGCAACACCTGCTCGCGCGTATCGCCGCTGAGGCTGTACCCGACGGCGCGCTGGACGTACTCGATCAGCGACGCGTCGCCGGCGAAAATGGTGTCGAGCGTGCGGAGCCACACGGGGCACGTCGCGGCCGGGTCGTAGTCGATGTCGACCAGTTTGGTCGCCAGGTCGCCGCGCGTGTGCGGCCCCAGCGTGCCGGTCTGCAGGTTGAGCGTGCCGTTGCGGACGGTGAGCAGCATGGGCCGCTGGTCGAGCTGCTCGTGCGAGATGGCGATCCCCGGTTCCGAGCGCGCCAGGCGCGTCATCGCGTCGAGGCGCCCGACGGCCTCAGAGCGGAACGCGTGCTGGGCGAGCTGCTGCCGATCGTCGCCGCTCAACGCGGCGGCGTCTGCGAACATGCGGCGCACGACGCCCTTGGCGCGCCGCTCGACCTCGCCGGTCTCGTCGCGGGCCCAGCGCCGGCCGTCCCAGACGAGCCACGTTTTCCATCGGGGAATCCAGCGCAGGTCGCGTCCGTGGAGCGCCACGAGGCGTTCGCCGTTGCCCACGTCGGTGCAGGGGTAGTGCGCCAGCGGCAGCGCGGGTTTCAGTGGGCTCATGCGGTGGTGTCCTGTGGGAGGGGCGTCTCTGCGGTGCGCGCGGCGAGCGCGCGCTCTACGGTGGTCG